GGGAGAAGGGAATATTCTCTAATTTGATTATGTATCGCAGACCAGCAATAAGTAGAGCTATTGATCCTAAGACTGAAGCTACTAAGGTGGCCAATTCAGCCGCTGGCATTAACGGACTTTGCCGTAGCGCTCATAGTTAGGGTTGAGCCAGTTGATGATGCTAGGCAAGACTGATACTAGAGCTGCATTTGCAATGGCAGCAGGGTCGAATCCCACCGCTAGATAGGTCGCTAATGCTGTCGCTAGGAATGTCTTTGCCCAGCTTTCGGCCATCTTTTTTAGGTCGCTCATTCTTGTCTCCTTCTAGATCAAAGTAACTGCTGTCTTTGTCTCCCAAAGTTGTAAAGCTAATATGAAAATGCGAACGATGCGGATTAGGGCCTGAGTATTTACGCCGCTTCCAACCAAGTATTGGGCTCATAATCTTGCCATCGTAGATAATATATTTAATTCGCTTATCGCCTCTCTTGGCGCACTTACGAATCTTCTCGACCAGCGCATAAGCTTCTTCTTTATGTGCCGATAGGTCAGAATCAATATCTATAGCTCTAACGATTCCATCGACTGGTATATGGTCAGAACTACCTTTAGCAAGGTGACGAGCATCAGCAATCCAGCCATCAGACTTACGATCGCGATCAGGATAATCGTCATCGATTTGCTCCCGAAGTTGAATACCCGATGCGCATAGTTTGGCCATTATCTTTATAGATTGTTCTAAAGACCGAGTGCTTTTAGATCAGCAACGCTTAGACCTAGAGCTTCAAGTTTTGCTTCGGCTGTTGATTTTGCTTGCGCTTCGGCTGCATCTTTAGCAGCCTTGTCCTTGTTGCCATCATCCCAAGCCTTAAACTCGGCAGCGGTCATTTCGCGTTCAGTTGTTGTATCCGTTTCAACATCGTAAATCTTAATTAAAGGTTTAGTCATTTTTAGTTTTCTCCATATACATAAACTCTGCCACCAGACCAAGTGCTGCTTGTCATAATCTGAACCGAATCTATTGCTGCTGCAGGACCATACCAAATGCCAAAATTGCTTACATTCCAAGTATATGTTCCATCGTTATAGCAACTATTTCCGCCCAACACTTTTCTGGCAACAGTAGAAGCGTAATTAGGAACTATAAACCAAGCAAAATTATTATTATCGGCTGCTGCCATAGACTCAACAACATATATCCTATCTGCGGCATTGTTTCCAGCTAAAGTTGGAGTTGCTGAACCACCGCTGCCTTCTTGTTTTACTCTACCACCGGAATAATCTGAAACATAATTATTAAAACGAACCGCACCATTTGCTCCAGCACCTGCTGGGTAATAATCTTCAATATAAATATGTAGATTTTTATATGTGTTAGGGATTGAACTTACTGAAGTTGAAGCACCTGATAAAGCAGTTCCACCTGAGTTAATAAGAGTGAAACCGCCACTTGCAGCCGCAGCCCACTTAATTTTACCATCGACGGATGTATCTATTGTAAGAACATTTCCGTTGCTGCCAATTGCTAATCTTTGTAAAGTATCAGCTGAATCACCAACTAATAAATCGCCCTCTGCGTCTATAACTGTATTTGTCGCATCGCCCGCAAAAGTAAAATCTAAATCTGTATTAGATGCCTTGCGTAAATTCTGACCAGTTGTCCCACCCTTGAGATCAATTAGTGAAGTATCGACACCATTACCAAGGTTACGGATGGCAGCTGCACCATCTTTAACTAGATCTGTATCTGCTGGCGTTGGCCAGTTAAAATTCGTAGTATTCGGCATTTAGTCTCCTATGCAACTATTGTAGCGTTGAGCCAGTCCAAAGTCGGGCTTATTGTATTCCAAGTCTCAGTCGCTGGGACTGAGTTCCATCTGAACGCCTGAAGGCTAAAAGCCAAGGGCGAGACATTTAGAGTTAGGTTAAGTTGATTAAGGCTAGCAGTCCAAGTCCAACCTTCTACAAACCCTTGGAATTCTCCATTTACCATATTGGCTGGCAGGTTGATGATATTGAGCGGTTGGCCCATAAATACGCCAAGAAGGTTATTTCGGTCTGAATTGTCAATTTCACCGCTGGCTAGTGGGAAGGTTATCTGCCGTAGGGCAAATTGAGGATAAGCGCGGATAAGAAGATAGAAGGCTGCTTGGGCTTCAGCGTCGTGTTGATGCCTAAGAGTGGTAGATATTGTGGTAGCTAATTGGCCGTAAAGGGATATAGAGGCTGCATCCTCATCAGTTACCGATGCGCTGCCAGTTCCATACCCGACTGTTATTGCATTGCGGACATCGCCAGCGCGCTTGACTATTGAAAGAGCTGGACCAATGGCGTGATTGCCATCAAGATCAACATAGCCATTAATCGCTAGATATTGGCTTCGGTGTGTCGAATCAGCATACCCAATTCGGCCCTGAGCATCCTCGTATAAATAACCTAAGCCGCTAGTGGCATACCTAGAAGCTAAATTATAAACTGTGTCGTTTAGGCCAGTCTCAGAGTGCAACTCATAATCGCCAGGAGTATCTATCTCACCTAGTCCGCTATTTTCTGCATCCTGCCATTGAGTCGTTGCGTCATAACCATTCCAAGTCTCGGCAGCTGGCACTTCATTCCATTGATCAAATAAGACTCCGCTAAGCAGTTCCTCAATGCGGTCTCCATCAAATTGATGACCAAAGTTGCCAGTATAAACCGCTCTGGCAAGGCGCGCTAGAGCTCCTACGGCTGTAATTTGTATTTTTTGACTCGTAGCCGTTGAGCCAGAAGTCTGAACTGTAATCCCTAAATCTGTTATAAAACCACCAAATAAATTTACATAAATAGCCGTTGAATCTTGAACCTCAATAGTTACAGCATCGTTAATCTCAAAGGGAACTGATGCCTCAGCAGTCTCAATTAAAGTTAAACTGCAATAACCAGCCAAAGGCTGAGTATAAATATCGGTGCGACCAGAAGTGATACTTAACCCACTTAAGGTTGCCCCAGTAACTGTTGAGCCATTTACTTTGACTCTATAAACGGGACTCCAAGCGGTCATATTGCCAAAGTATCTAGTGAGCCAGTTCTGGATTGACTTTCATTAAGGGCTTGTATGACCGACCTAGTGAAGCCTTCAGAATCAATAGCTGAAGGAGCATTAACATTTATTGTAATTCCACCAGCATTGGTTTGATTGCTAGTTGAGCCAGTAGTGCTTGCTAGCCCAGTAGTTGCAGTTATTACACCAGTTCCCGCTGCTGATCCTGTAAATGAATTTTGTGCTGGGAATGGAACACAATAATTAAGGCTCTGCTTAATAATCTCGCCATAATAATTATACTCAACTAAGAATACGCCTTGACCAGATGGACATTCATTTGTCGGTCTAAAAAGCGTTTCAGATTTCCACATTGTATTACGGCGCTTATTTTCGGTAGCTGCATCAACCGCTTGGGTATCAGCAGTAACTGGTCTGCCAAGTTCATCGACCGCACCCGTCCCACCAGCGGTTAGAAAACCTGCATTGCTAAAGCTAGTGTTATTAAATGGGTTAATTTTATCTACAAATTTTGATAAAGGATTGTTTTTTATAAAATCTACAAATTTCTTATAGGCATCATATAAGTCTTTAAAGAAATTAACCGCTTTGCCTACGATATTTACTAAAGTAGTAAATGTAGTAATTATCCCACTTAAGCCGGCTTTAAGAGCACCAGTCAATATTGGGACAATATATTTATTTAAGAAATTCCAAATGGCAGTAAATTCTTCTTTGTTGTCGTCAATTGCTTTGGTAAGCGGTTCAAATTTCTTTCGTATCGCCTCAACCGCTGGAGCAAGATTGTTATTAAATTTATCTAGTAACTCGGTCAGGATTGGAAGTAATCGAGCGCCTACTGATTCTTTAGCTTCGTCAAATGCGACTTGTAATCTTGCAACCTTGCCGCTAAATGTCTCAGCTTGGACCGAGGCTTGACCGCCAAATGTGTTCGCTAGTTGAGCCGTAACATCATCGAAACTCATTGATTTAAGCTCTGCTGCCGATAAGCCAATACCTAAACGACTAAGGGCTGAAGTATTGCCGTCGTAGGCCCTAGCTAATGACTGGCTTACTGCATCTAAATCTTTGCCTGATCCTGCAGCTATGTCCAAAGCAAGAGTTTGCAATTCTTGCGCTTTTTGCACATCATTTGTAGCTCGGACAAGCTTTTCAAATGATGGTCTTAATTTGTCATCAGCGACACCAGTTGCCAAAGACATCTTAAGTATTTGAGCCTCAACTGCCTTAATTTGTTCTCTAGTAGCCCCAGTTGTATTTTCTAAAGTAGTTGCTAATTTGGCTTGAGCCTTCTCATCTTCAATTGCAGCTTTAACGCCATCAATTAATAACTTGCCAGCATAGGCAGCTGCCGCTGCTGCTGCCACAGCAAAAGCTGCTGCCGCTTTCTTGCCAAATTCGCCTAGCTTATCGCCAAAGCCCTTGACTTCGTTTTCGCCTTGGCCTAGCTTTTTCTTAAGATCATCAACATCAGCAAGGATAGATAACTTGAGCGTTCTATTACCAGCCATTTGTTATCCCCATTTCTTTAAGATTGTAGCAAAAGCTTCTTCCCACTTGCGCACTAATTCAGGCTGAATCTTGCGAAGTGTCGGGTAGATGAAGTAGCCAGAATTGCCGCGTCCGCGATTGGGAGTTCTTCTGGGGAACTGGCTATAGCGGTTACTTCCAAATTCAAGACCCGCCCAGAGCTTTTGTGTTGTTGCGCCACCAGAAAACCTTTGAGATGCAAAACCATATGAGAATTCGCCGATTTTACTTGACTTGCTGATTCTGACACCTTCGGCAACTCTCCGAACACCAGCACCCGAGACCGTTCGTCCCATAGCGCTGACTTTAATTTGATTGGCGGCGTAGGTTGCAAGGGCATAACTTTCAGCTCTCGCTTCTTGAACTGCTTGGTCATCCATTGCTTTAAAGGCTTTAAGAAGGTCGCGTAGCTCAGCGCGATCATAAGTAATCGGATCACTTGCCACCATTTCTCTCCTTCAATATCTCCAAAGCTGTTAAGACATCTTCAGCATCATCCCAATATTGTTTAGGAATTCGCGTCTCGATTGCTAGAAGCGTTAGAAGGTAATTTATGCTTCCAGCTGTGTGGCTTTTGGGGCTTGATTCACCACATCGATATCGGCGACTGTCTCCATCCACACATCGAAAGATTTAACTGGCTTGCCAGACGCTTCGCGGGCAAGGTCTAAGAAGTCCGCTTGCTGATAAGCCGTTATATCCTTCATTGAATAAATCGACTTACCAGTTTTGCGTTCCCACTTAGCCCATTCTGGCAATCCAGCTTGGTAAGTAACTGATTCGCCTGAGCTGTATTTAATTGTGATTGAAATTTTCATAGCTCCCGATGCTCCGATCTCTTAGGTAAAGCTTTCTGCTGGTTGTCCAATTACTGTCATTGTCCAAGTGTCAGTTAGCGCTCCTGGTGCTGCGCCTCCTGCTGTTGGAAATATTGGCAGAACTTGGAATGTAAAAGTTGCGCCAGATGCGGCTGTAAATACTGTTGAGATTGCAGTATTAGGCGCTGATTCTGCTACGCCCCAAATAATTTCAAATAGAGAGCCAGTCGCTCCCCAATCCTGCAATAGTTCAAGTGTAAAAGTCCATTGCTTATCTACGGACTTATAAGCGCGACCATCAAGGGTTTGATAAGTCTCGATAATTGTTTCGCAGCTTAAAACTGCAGAAGTAGTTTGAGCATCGAAGTTGTTACCACCAATGGTAAAACTAACATCGCGCCCAGTTATTACTGTTGTTGGCATTTAGGTCTCCTATGCGGTTTGCTCGTAGCGGACGCTCAAGCGTATATCGGAAACTAGCAGGTTTGTAGTTCCGACTGCAGTAATCGATGGCCTTTCGACTGTCGATAACTCATACTTGGCAGCGTTTAACGCTCCAAGAATACTAATGACAAGCTTCTCTAAATTATCAAGAGATGCAGGATTGCTAAAGTAAGCAACGCAAGCGGTAATGGTGTAATTTAATCTAACTCGGGTTGTAGTTTTCCCTAAAACTTCTAGCTCCATATAGGGCGAGTCAGGGACAATAACTATCGCTGGGACAATTGGCGCTTC